TTAATATTGTAGCCGAATGGCTTTAACATCGAAGTCCTTTAGAGACTTCTCTTTGACTTTTGAAAAGAATGCAGTGACTAATGACATATTAGCACTGAACAATGAGGCAGCCATTAAAGCTTCAGTTAAAAATATTGTCCTTTATAACTTCTACGAGAAACCTTTTGATCCTGCTTTCGGTGGGAATATCATCGGATTACTCTTTGAAAACTTTATACCAAACTCTGCTCAGAGAATTAAGAAAAGACTTCAGGAAGCTATTGATACTTATGAACCTAGGGTAGCAGTTTATGAGATTAAAGTGAAGGTTGATGAGAATAATAATGAATTAAACGTGAGTATAGCATATGTAATCATGGGAATCCCAGCCAAATTTGATTCTATCGACATAGCATTTAAACCATAATGGCATTCAATCAGGTCAACGCCTTAGAGTTCAACCAAATTAAGGCACAAATTAAAGATTACTTAAGAGCACAGTCAGAATTCAGTGATTATGACTTTGAAGGGTCATCATTGACGGTGCTTCTTGATACGTTAGCATATAATACTTACTATACTAGTGTAAATGCCAACCTTACAGTCAATGAAGGCTTCTTAGAAACTGCTGTTTTACGTGAAAATGTAGTAAAATTAGCAAGAATGCTTGGTTATACACCAAAATCAGCTCGTTCTGCACAAACAACTGTTAATATTAGCGTACAGACTGTAGTTCCATATCCCAAAACAGTTACAATCTCTAAAGGATTAGTATTAAATTTCACAGGATTAGATAATAATAACTTTGTTTTCTCTTTACCAGTTGATACTACACAGAGTGTAGATAGTACTTCTGGTATTGCAACCTTTACTGGTGTTGTTTTGTATGAAGGAGTATTCCTTACAGACACTTTTGTAAGAGATATTAACCAAAGACAGCGTTTTATTCTTACAAATGGAACTGCAGATACATCTAGTATGCGTGTTGAAGTAACTTCAGGTACTGTTACAGAGCGTTATTTGCAAGCAACTGATATTACTAAGATAGATTCCACTTCAAAGGTCTTCTTTTTAGAAGAATCTGAGCAAGAAATCCCAGAAATCCTCTTTGGTGATGGAATAATGGGTAAAGATCTTACAAATGGTGATGTTGTCGAGGTTCAGTATACCACTTCTAGTGGAACTGGAGCTAATGGATTGAAAGTATTTGAAAATATTGGTAATTTTAGAGACAATGTAGGCAATTCTATCACTTCTGGCATTACAGTTACTACTACAAGTGATCCAGATGGAGGTGCATTAGCGGAAACTACTGAATCTATCAAGTTTGCAGCACCAAAATTCTATTCTGCCTTCGGTAGAGCAGTCTCAACTCGTGACTATGAAGCAATTATTCCACAAATTTACCCAAATGTAGCTTCAATTGCTTGTTATGGTGGTGAAGAAGCGTTTCCACCTGAATATGGTAAGGTATTTTTGGCAATTAAACCAAAAAATGCTGATAGATTATCACTTTCAGAGAAAAATGTCATTCTTAAGAAGCTTAGAGATTACTCTGTAGCGGCAATTCAACCTTCTATCATTGATCCATCCATATTATACATTGATTTGGACAGTTTTGTCTATTATAACCCAAATGTTACTCGTCGTGAACCTTCGGAAGTCAAGAATTTAGTGATTATATCATTAACTCAACTGAATGTTAGTGGAGAGTTTAATAAATTTGGTGGAAAATTCAAATATTCCAAGCTTCAGAGTGTAATTGACAATTCAGAAACAGCAATTACCTCTAATATCACTCGTCTTAAGATGAGAAAGAACGTAACAGTTGATTTAAATGCTCGTGTGAACTATAAGATCTGTTATGGTAATAGGATTAAACAAGGAACTACTACAGACTCTACTGTTTCTACTAGTGGATTTAAGATAAGTGGTGATGCATTCAACACTTATTATATCAATGATGATGGTGCAGGACTATTACGTCTTTATTATATTAAAGGAACTGGTGAAAAGGAATATGTTGATGGTCTATGGGGTAGTGTTGATTATTTTATGGGCGAAATTGTCATTAATGATTTGATTATTACATCTACATCAGTAGCAAATAATCTATTACAGATCTCTGGAACTCCAGAATCTAATGATTTAATCTCATTAAGAGAAACCTACTTAACTGTGGGCATAGATAATACGACTGTAAGTGTTGTAGAAGACACTATCAGTAGCGGTTCAAACCTTTCTGGTACTGGAGTTGTACCAGAGTCAAGCTATAGTTAGTTAACAGATGACAAATTCTTCCTGGAAGGTTAGTTCATGGACTACACCGACCACTACGGTTTCAACAACGCCCGTACCGTCAGAGGTCAGTCCCGAATCTAGATCACAGATTTCCCACAATATTGCGGGTCAGTTTGCTTCGTTTATTCAGGAAAATTATCCAACCTTCATTTCATTTGTTAAAGAGTATTATAAGTCACAAGAATTAAAGGGATATTGCTTTGATATTATTCAAAACTGGGGTGACTACTACAATATTGATAATTATGGTGGATTAGTTACTGAAACAAAACTTATTTCCGCGTTAGATACATCTTCTACAACTGTTGACGTTGAAAGTACGCGGGATTTCCCATCTGAAGGGCTACTTTTAGTCGATGATGAGATTATTTACTACCAACAAAAGGGATCTACGCTTTTTCAGGACTGTGCAAGAGGTTTTAACGCGATAAAAACAATTGGTGAAGAGGCAGATTACAAATTTGAAGAAACTGTAGCTGCATCTCATGCTCTTGGAGCAAAAGTTACCAATTTGAACAATATTTTTCCGCTTTATATACTCGGAAAGTTCAAAGAACAGTTTTTATCGACATTTCCAAAGAATTTTGCGATTGGAGTTACTGAATCAACCGTAATTAAGCGAATTAAGGACTTTTATGCCTCTAAAGGGTCTACAAGGTCGTTCCAATTCGTTTTAAGAACGCTTTTTGGCGTAGATTCGGAAATTAACTATCCTAGGGATCGTATTTTCAAGCCATCAGACGCATATTACACTTCTAGGGAAGTTATTCGTGCTGTTGCGGTTACTGGAGACCCAGGTGCGTTAGTTGGTCAAGTTCTGTATCAAGAAAATGATACAAATGATCCAAATGTTGCAGCTGCGCGAATTTACGTAAAAGGTGTTGTTGAAGTTTTCACTTCTAGTGGTTCAATCTTTGAAATTGACGTAGATACTAATAATTCACTAGGAGCATTTGTAACTCCATACAAATCAGTCCTTTCATCTGATCTTGGAGCTAATATCTCTGATCAAATTGTTACTGTTGATTCTACTCTCGGTTGGCCAGAAACAAATGGTCGTTTTAGGATAGAAGATGAAATTATAACATATTCTGATAAAACTGTCAACCAGTTTTTAGGATGTACCCGTGCAAGAGAGGGTACAACTAATGTAGCTCATGATGCAGGTCAAGAAGTATTTGCTGCGTTCAAGATTTACGGATATTCCAATGTAGACAACTCGGAAATCCAATTAAAGGTCTATGGAGGCACTAGAGGTGTTGTATTGACTGATGGTGGTCAGTATTACCTTCCTAACAGTAAGGTTACGACCCCTCTAGCACCAGGCTTTGATAGTATTGACCCAATATGGGATACTTTCCAATATAACGTCAGAAGGGCACTCAGAGGCGAATCTGCGACCCTAGGAACCGTTAATCCTAATGGAAGTGTCCGTTGTACTGTTAAGACTAAAGAAAAGCATCGTTTGAAGCGAGATGATGTCATTAGAGTTCTAAATGCCCCAGAAGACATTTACAATAACCTTCATGATGTTGTTGGTATTGTTTCTGATACGGAATTTGAATTTTTATTCTCATCTACACCAGCTCAAGGTATTAGTGGATTTGAATTCTTTATTTCTAGAGAATTTGCATATGGTGTTAGTGATTACGCTTCTATCAACAATGCAGTCAAGGATTACACTGCAGACGTTCAAAATACCTACAAATCAGACACAGATGCTATTATCGCTAGTACAGGTGTACCATCACATAAAATAGGTCCATTTGCTGCTGGTGACTTAACTCCTGGTAACCAGAGATATCTTAAGAGAATACCTCTTATATCATCTACTAAAAGTACAAAAACAGCTACTCCAGTTGGTCAAATTGGTATTGGTTCAAATGGTGTTCCAATATTCTCATATAAGGGAGAAACCAAGAAGAAGTTTGGTGGATTGAAGTCTATTGATAAAAATGCAGGTGGAGATGGATATGATATCACAAACCCACCTACAGTAGAGTTTGAGGAAGATTATAAGCTTAATACAGTTTATTCTTCAGGTACTAGAGTAAAATATAACGGTAATAGGTATAAAGCTGTTGATAGTGGTCTTTCATCAGGTACTGCTTACCCAACACATACTACTGGTGATGCCACAATAGGTCAAATTACTTGGGAGTACGAAGGACAGGCAGCTTCTGCTACTGTTTCCGTAAAAGGGTCTGTAATTGCTATTAACGTTACTAATGGTGGTAGTGGGTATACAACAGAACCAATTATATCGATTACTGGTGGTGGAGCTAGTAATGATAATCAGGCAACTGCTACTGCTCAGATCACATCAGGTATTGTTACTGGAATTACTGTAACTAATGGAGGTTCTGGTTATACTAGTGTTCCTAGCGTTTCTATAAGTGGCGGAAATGGCACAGGTGCTACTGCTACCTCTATTTGTCGAGGACCAATCAATACTATCAATATCACTAATCCTGGAACTCAATATACCTACGAACCCACTATTAAGTTAATCTCTGGTAGTGGTGCTGTTGCGTATCCTTCCATTTTAAACGGAAAAATCGAAAGTGTTATCGTAACATTCGGTGGTAGTGGGTATTATGGTGCTCCAGACGTTGTTATTACTGGAGATGGAGTTGGTGCTACTGCATTTGCTCAAGTAGACCTTGCTACTAATATTGTTACTGGTATTATCGTAACAAATAAGGGCGCGGGATATAGCGCAGGTAATACATCGATTAGTATTGTATATCCAGGAACAGGAGCTTCATTCCAAACTAAGTTGACAGAATTGAGCTTTAACGAAGCAGCAACTGGCGCAGAATTAGGTTCAAATACTTTCGTAGCACGTAAAACTACTGATACTGCAGGTGGTGGAGTTTTCCAAGGAGAAAACTACTTGATATATGACGGAGAATATGGATATCTGTATAACCCTAAGCAACTTAGGTTCCTCTTAAGAGATAATATTAATGATTCATTACAAGAATTAAATCCAACCGCACACTCTCCTATTATTGGTTGGGCTTATGACGGACATCCAATTTATGGACCATATGGGTTTGAGAATCCTGAAAATACTACTCCTCATAATTCATTTAAGTTGATGGTCTCTAGTTACCTTGTTAAGTCATCTAGGGATGCTCTTCTAAACGGTCTAACAGACCCTATGGGCACTTATATCGAAGATTATGAATATAGAGAAGGATATGGTGATTTAGACCAATATAACGGCAGATTCTGCGTTACTCCAGAATATCCAAATGGAGTTTATGCATATTTTGCCACAATTAAGGGTTCTGCTGGAGAACCTAAATTTCCGTACTTTGTAGGTCCAAATTTCTACTCAGAAGCGGATT